GCAAGGACAAGCAGCGCGTAAACAATCCCCGGCCGGAGCCGGCGGATGTGTTTCTTCAACTGAACCAAATCACAGAGGACAATCTTGAAGGCTTGCCGGTTGATCGGGTGTTGGAACCGGCCGCCGCGTCGATCACATACACGACCGCCGCGCCAACTATCCCGATATTTGTAGCAAGCGGGTCGATCACTTACACGGGTCAGGTGCCGTTCGTCGTTGTTGACGACATTCTTCGGCCGGCAGCGGCAAGTATCGAGTATTCAACCGCCGCGCCTTCTGTTGTCATCGGCATCAACGTTTCTTCTGCATCCGCGTCGATCGAGTACACTACAGCCGCGCCGTATGTGTTTGTGGACCAAGTGCCGAAGCCTGCAGCGGCCAGTATCGAGTACACAACAGCGGCGCCGACGATTGTTGTCGATCAGATCATAAGCCCTGAAGCCGAAGCGATCACCTATGCGACGGCTGCACCAGTTGCTGTAATTGATCAGATAGTCAGACCAATCGCGGCAAGCATCGAGTACAGCACGGCAGCGCCGAACGTGGTGGCCAGCATTACGGTTACACCGGCCGCCGCGTCGATTACCTACACCGGCCAAACGCCAACGATCCTCAACGGGGATATCATGGTGGATGGCTCGAGCAATCAATACGTTGACGAGTCCGGCAACTCTTACGGCATCGTTTAAGGAGCAAACATGGCAGCTGACGCATGGGTGGTTTACAACAAGACCAAGGAATACATTGGAGATGGGACGATCGACCTCGACGCGGGCGATGCCTATTTCTCGGTTGTCCTAGTGACCAATAGCTACACGCCAGCACTGTCACATTCGACATATGCGGATGTGTCGTCAACCGAAGTGGCGAACGGAAACGGCTATACGACTGGCGGCGATTTTCCCGGCACTGTGACCTGGACGGAATCAAGCGGCACGGTCACATTCGACAGCGTGGACCCGGCATGGACCGCCTCGGGCGGTTCGATTACCGCGCGTTATGCGGTGTTGGTGCATGTCGCGGCCGGTTCCGGCGTGCCGCAGTCAACCGACAAGATCATGGCTTATTGCCTGTTGGACAACGCACCGGCAGATGTCACGGCGGTGGATGGTGCTGATTTCACCATTCAGCTCGCTTCTGGCGGGTATTTCCAGGTGGCTAGTGCCTGATGGCTGATGTTCGCTGGAAAGACAAGTCGAAGATTACACTTGCGGCTGCTGATCGATTCCCAGTTACAGATGTCGATGACAGCAACACAGACGGCTATGGCGAGATCGGCGATATTCCAGCGCTTGGTCTTGGTCAGGAAACCATCTGGATACCAGCCAATGCGATGACAGCGGCAACGACTAATGGGGCGGCGGCGGCGCAGATTGAGACAACCACGAACGCCGTAAATGTCGCTGTGCTCGATTTCGATGATAGCACAGATGAGTTCGGCCATTTCCAAGTACAAATGCCGAAATCCTGGGACGAAGGCACGCTCATTGCGCAGTTCGTCTGGCAAACGACGGCGACAAGCGGCAACTGTATTTGGGGCATCCAGGCAGTGGCATTTGCCAATTCCGACGCGCTTGATACGGCATTCGGGACTGCGGTAACTGTGACGGATGCCGCCGAGGCGACAGCCGGCGACGTTATTATAACAGATGAAACGTCTGCAATGACCGTGGCGGGATCGCCGGGCGCGGAGGAATACGTTGCTTTCCGCGTTTATAGAGACGGAGACAACGGCTCTGACACCATGACTGGCGATGCCCGATTGATGGGCGTCAAAATCCATTACACAGCGGATGCAACAAACGACTCATGATGACACTTTATGCAAAAGTTGTGGACGGTACGGTTGTTTCACGTGAAATGAAAACAAACCCGGCCAGCACGACTGCCTCGGACGGCGGTCCCACATGGCGCCCAATCGTTGAAGACGCCAAGCCGTCGTTTCTTGATACGCAAACGCTTACGCGATCGGAAGTCATCGAGCCGAACCAGGTGCGGCTTGCATGGGATGTCGCAGACAAGCCGATAGACGGAGCTAAAGCCGAGCGGATTCGTCAGATCAACAAAGAAGCCGGCAAGCGCATTGTTGCAATTATGCCGGAATACAAGCAGCGCAACGCATTAGCGCTTGGCCTTGACCTGACAACCAAGCACGGCGCAGACCCTAACGCATGGCCAACCGAAGCAAAGGCTTTGTATGATACATATTCAGCCCTATGGGCAGACATCAGCGCTATTCGTGCAGCCAGCAACGCGGCAAACGATGCGATTAACGCGGCTTCGGATGTGGCCGAGGTCAACGCTGTGGCAGTGAGCTGGCCCTGATGCTGCAAGTGACAAACTTAACCGGCTTCAACGCAAAAGCCCCAGTTGGCGGCGGAGAAATCACATTTATTGGAAGTTCATCTGGAACAAATAGCGGAGGGGGTGGCTTCAATTTATCTCTGCCAGGAGGATTGCAAGAGAATGATCTAGTCCTTGGTATTGCCTGTTGTGACGCGGGGTCCGTAGCATCACCGACAGGCTACACGTCAATCTCAAATGGCAACATCAACTCCGTTCAGCACACGCTTTCCTATAAGTTCATGGGCGGCTCGCCCGATACCTACTTCCCGGTTCCTAGCATGAGCGCGTCATCCGGCGTTGCTGCCGTTGTAATGGTATTTCGTGGGGTTAATACCAGCACTCCGTTGGATACAACCACCACCACGGCAACTGGTGGTTCAGGTGATCCTGATTGTCCCAGCATCACCACGGTAACAGATGGGGCATTCGTCGTTGCGGTCGGGTGCTTGGATGACGATGCAATCACGTCGTGCACGATTTCAGGATATAGCGATGTGGATTTTGCCGGCATTGTCGCTATATCGGCCATGATGGCTTATAAAAATGTTGCAACGGCCGGGGCCGAAAATCCGGCGGCATTTGTCACAAACGGCGACGATGCCTGGATATCTTTCTCCGTAGCATTGAGGCCGGCGTAATGACGATACGTCAAGTGTCAATCGGCACGACATCAAATCCATCTCGGTATCCGCAAGGTGGCAACGCGCGCCTCATTAACTGCTATGCGGAGTCTGCAGACAGCGAAGGCAAAGCACGTTGGCCGCTCTATGCGAGCGACGGGCTGATTGATTTTGCAACGCTTGCAAACGGCGGCGGTGTGCGTGCCATGCTTGCGCTCGGTTCACGGCTATATGTGGTGGCTGGCCGTCTTGTGTTCCAAGTGGATGTATCGGGCAACTCTACACAGATAGGTGGGATGCCGACTGACGGGCCGGTTTATATGGCACTCAATGGCCGCCAAGATGGCCAGCAGATTGGGATTGCATCAGACGGCCTTTTTGGGATCATCGATAAAGGTCTATTTGAGATTTATTCTGACCCGAATTTGCGAGGTCCGAATAGCGTGGTTGTGGTCGATGACTACACGATCACGACGGCTGGCAGAGGATATTGGCAGGTATCAGGTCAGAGCAATATGCGATCTTGGGATGCACTGGAAACGGCTAATGCCGAAAGCTATCCTGACGATATATTGCGGGCGATTGCACACGAACGCGAGGTTATGTTTATCGGATCGGAATCTGTTGAGTGGTGGCGCAATACCGGCGCCGCAGATTTCAGTTTTGGGCGAGTGGCGACAAAACAAATAGGAACGGTCGCAGGCAATAGTGCAGCCCGCATTGGTGAAACCGTGGCATGGATTGACCATAACGATCAAGTGCGGGTTCGAAACGGATACGGCGGGCAGATCGTATCTAATGGTGCTGGCACGCGGGCAATTTCAGCCTTGTCGGATAAGACATTGATAAAAGGGTTTGGATGGTCGCATGACAACCATTCCTTCTATTGTATTCGTTGTCCCTCATGGTGTTGGGTGTTTGATCTGCAAACAGGATTTTGGCATGAGCGGCAAAGCTATGGATCGCCAACGTGGCGCATTGGTGATGTTGTGCGGTTTGGCAACAAGCTGATTGCGGGAGATGCAACAACCGGCAAGCTCTATGAGATGAACGACGCCGCATATGACGAGGCCGGCGACCCTCTGATTATGACGGTTCAACCGCCGTCCATTCATGGTTATCCACGTGGCGTAAAGTTGATCGGAATGCATCTTGATGTTGTTTCCGGCGTTGGTGCTGTGAGTTCCGACACAGACGATTCAGAGCCGCAATTGATGGTAAAACATTCGTTTGACGGTGGGAATAACTGGTCAGCTGTGCGCTATGAAAGTTTCGGCGCTGCCGGTCAAAGAATGAAGCGGATAAAAATGCGCCGCTTTGGCAAATCGCGTGAAGACGGATTTCAGTTTTCGGTTAGCGTATCAGCCAATGTTGCAAAGAGCATCACGGGAATGGCCGTTGATGTGGAATCATTGAGGACATAATGCCAACACCACTGCCGCCGCTTCCCCAATTGGAAAACATACCGCCAGAGCTGTTGCAATGGCTTCGCACGGTTGAGGCGATCATTCGCGAATTGCAGGAGGGTATCTGATGAGCTTTTTAAGTGAATTTACAGGTAGCTGGCAGCGTGACAAAATCCGGGATGCGGGCGCTTCTCAAATAAGGGGTTATAACAAAGGCATTCAGTCCATCAATGATCATAGCAGCAGCGCTAAGAACTACCTGACGCCATACCAAAATCGCGGCGATGCGGCTTATCGGCAATACACAGACGCGCTTGGCGTCAACGGTCAGGGCGCTCAGCAAATCTATTGGGACACGTATCAGGCAGACCCACAACGCGGCTATGACGAGGGGCGAGCGGTTGATGCTGTCAATCGATCCATGTCGGCGCGAGGTCTGTCAAACAGTGGCTTTGGCGCTTTGGCTGGCGCTCGTGCTGGAATGGATGCTGGCCGATCATACACCATGGATCGCCTCAACAGGTTGCAGGGCCTTGGCGCGCAGGGTCTTGGCGTTGCCAACAATCTTGCCGGCATCGACATGAACACCGGCCAGCAGCTTGCCAACCTATACACGGGGCGAGGCAATGCGGAAGCGGGCATGAACATGGGGCTGGCTAGCACGGGGAACACTGCGCTTAACAACGGGCTGGCGTTAGGTGGCATGCTGATTAGCGCTGCAAC